ATTGATCACCGCTCGACATCTGTTATAACGCGTTATAACAAAACGGCAGACCTCGACACCCACCCGCCCCCTATGACCCCTTTTCAGGAAAATTCCCGGCGGGGCTATAGTATTACCAATTTACTCAAATAAATCACTTTTTCCCAAGTTCGGTACCCCACCCCCCTCTATAAGGGAACACCCCCCGCCTTTATTTAATTGTTGGTTGTAAAAAAAATTTTTAGCTCATACTATACGTTTCCATGTATAACTCACACAGCGCCACCACTACGGGACGGATAGGAGAGTTCTTCGTAATGTACCTGCTGGAAAAGCATGGTATACAGTGCCACCATGTAACTCGTTTCGGCGTAGACCTGTGGTGCCAGTCTCACTTTGGTGACGTGTTTACAGTTGAAGTGAAATCCTCTAATAAGAATAAACGAGGCCGTTACGCGTATGATATCAAGGACGATCGTATTGCTGACTTTTATGTATTTGTAGCCTTAGAACTGGAAACCGTAATTGTCAAAGCCGCAGAAGAACTACCCCCCGCTGTAGGCCACCAGCTTGCCCCCCACCAGTTTACTGTGCAGGAGTTGGAAACCGGGGTACAGCGGTTAGGTAAGTTCAAGCGAGGGCGTAGGAAAACTCCAAAGAAAAAGTAGTTTGTGCCCACTGCCTCTTGCGTACTACTTCTGTATAAGGTATAAAGCAGGCTCTGGTGAATAACCTGCGACGGCAACATGACGATTAAACTCGAACCTGAAGTTGGGGTTCCGCTATTTGATGACGATCCTGTGGTGGATTTAACTATTCGCACACAAGCAGCTAAAACTACGGCCTTAGAGCTAGCAGAACACGGGTTAGAACTTAAACCCAACAAGGAAGATGAAGACGTGGCAGCTAAAATTGCTATGGCCTATGCTGACGACCCCGAAAAAACGTCCAAGAAGGTAACTTCTAAGCGTCTATCTAGTCTTACGCCTGCTTCTTTAGTACTTACAGGTAACATATTGACGGAGTTTGGAGCCTCAGTAGTTGAGTCTGCAATATCCATACGGCATTTAGTTACTAATAAACTTATTATAGAGACTGAAAACCCCGACCCCCGCGTACGAATACGAGCGTTGGAGTTATTAGGTAAGATTTCAGACGTTGGGTTGTTTGCGGAGAAGTCGGAAGTGACGGTTACACACCAATCTACTGATGATTTAAAAGCTAAACTACGTCGGAAGTTAGAAAAGCTAGTAAATCCTGTTGAGGAGACTATCCTAGACGGAGATTTCATTGATTTAGACGCCGAGTTAGGGCTAAAGCCTAGTGAGTGAAGCCCAGCAGGACTTTACGCAGGAAGAAGTTCAGCACATGTTGTCTAATATAGACTCTTTTACCGACGACGAGGTATTGGAGATAGAGAAGCTAGTCGATGAACTAGCTAGTAGACGCCAGAATAAGCTCGCCTACGACGATTTAATAGAATTTTGTAAGTTGATGCAGCCAGACTACTTAGTGGGTAAGCATCATCGCATCCTCGCTAACATGTTGATGGCAATTGAGCGCGGAGACAAGGATCGGGTGTGTGTAAACATCCCTCCACGCCACGGTAAGTCCCAATTAGTATCTATTTTCTTCCCCGCGTGGTACTTGGGGCGTAATCCAGACAAGAAAGTCATGATGGTGTCGCATACCACTGACTTGGCGGTAGATTTCGGGCGTAAAGTACGTAATATTATCTCCAGTTCCGCCTACACAAGCATATTTCCTACCGTTGGCCTCGCTAAAGACTCTAAATCTGCGGGTCGCTGGAGCACAAACTCTGGTGGGGAGTACTATGCGTGTGGTGTTGGCTCTGCCCTAGCTGGTCGTGGTGCCCATTTACTGCTGGTAGACGACCCTCATTCAGAGCAGGATGTCATTAATGGCAACTTTTCGGTCTTTGAGAAGGCTTATGAGTGGTTTACGTTCGGTGCTCGTACACGTCTAATGCCCGGAGGTAGTGTAGCTATTGTCCAAACTAGATGGCATATGGATGATCTTACAGGCCGTGTGGTCAAAGATATGTCCAATAACGAGCGATCTGACCAGTACGAGGTCATTGAATTTCCCGCCATACTAGACCTATATGCGCCTGATACAGGGGAACCTATACAAAAACCGCTATGGCCTGAGTTCTTTGACCTAGAAGCCCTGTTACGTACTAAAGCCTCTATGCCTGCGTTCCAGTGGAATGCCCAGTACCAGCAGGAGCCTACCGCAGAAGAAGCGGCTATCGTGAAGCGCGAGTGGTGGAACGAGTGGGAGCGGGAGACCCCACCTAAGTGCGAGTACATAATAATGTCGCTGGACTCCGCAGCAGAAAAACACAACCGTGCTGACTATACGGCACTGACTACGTGGGGGGTGTTTCTAAATGAAGAGACTTCAGCGTATAATATAATACTGCTCAATAGTATAAAGGACAGACTAGAATTCCACGAGCTAAAAGAATTAGCCCTGAGAGAGTACGAAGACTGGGAACCTGACTCGTTTATTGTGGAGAAGAAAAGCTCCGGTGTTGCGCTGTACCAAGAGATGCGCAGGATGGGGCTACCTGTATCGGAGTATACCCCCCATAGGGGATCAGGTGATAAACTTGCACGCTTAAACTCAGTATCTGATATTGTACAGTCTGGACTAGTATGGGTTCCTCAAACACGGTGGGCCGAAGAAGTAGTAGAAGAGATAGCCGGGTTCCCATTTATGAGTCATGACGACTTAGTGGACTCCACGGTTATGGCACTTATGCGGTTTAGGCAAGGTGGATTCATACGGCTACCTACAGACGAAGCAGAAGAAATCAAATACTTTAAACATCGCAGCGGCGGGTTTTACTAAGAGGTTAAACAATGTCAATTGAAAAAGGGCTATACGCCGCTCCTGAAGGCGAAGACGACGATTTAATGGAAGGGCCAGAACTTGAAATTGAGATCGTAAACCCAGAGATGGTTACTCTCGATGACGGTAGCGTAGAGATTACCATTATTCCGGGCGGGGATGAAACTGATTTGTTGGGTTTTGACGCCAACTTAGCGGAAGCCTTAGACGAAGGTATGCTGACGGAATTAGCCACCGACCTTATTGGTATGGTTGAGGCCGACGAAGAGAGCCGCAAAGAGTGGGCTGATACTTACGTTAAGGGTCTTGAAATTCTAGGGTTTAAGCAAGAAGAGCGTAGCACTCCTTGGGAAGGTGCCTGTGGAGTTAACTCTACAGTATTGGCTGAAGCTGCCATACGATTCCAAGCAGAGACTATGAGCGAGACGTTTCCCGCCTCTGGCCCAGTTAGGGTAAAAGTTCTGGGTAAGGAGACTAAAGAGAAGCTAGAAGCCGCAGAGCGGGTAAAGGCTGATATGAACTATCAACTTACCGAGACTATGGTTGAGTACCGCCCCGAACATGAGCGTATGTTGTACAGCTTAGGGCTTGCAGGATCAGCGTTCAAGAAAGTCTATTATGATCCTACCATAGATAGGCAGGTTGCCATCTACATCCCCGCCGAGGACGTTATCGTTCCTTACGGCGCGTCTAACATTGAGTCAGCAGAACGTGTTACACATGTTATGCGCAAGACTAAGAACGAAGTACGGAAGCTACAAGCAGCGGGATTCTATATTGATGTAGAGTTGGGTGAGCCTTCTCCGTTTCATACGGATATTGAAGAGAAGAAAGCCGAGGAAGGCGGGTACTCTATTACTGACGATGACCGCTATAGCATCTACGAAATTCATGCAGACCTGCTCATTGAGGGTGTTGATGACGAAGACGATCTCGCAAAGCCCTACGTAGTTACTATTGAGCGGGGTACTTCAGAGATACTGTCCATACGCCGTAACTGGAACGAAGAAGACGAATTGATGTTGAAACGTCAACATTTTGTACACTACGTATACGTTCCCGGTTTTGGTTTCTATGGACTTGGATTGATCCACATTGTTGGTGGTTACGCCCGAGCAGGTACCTCACTTATACGTCAGTTGGTAGATGCTGGCACCCTGTCTAACTTACCGGGGGGTTTGAAGTCCCGTGGGTTACGGATTAAGGGTGATGACTCTCCTATCTCGCCGGGCGAGTGGAAAGATGTGGACGTACCATCAGGAGTAATCCGCGACAATATTATGCCCCTTCCTTATAAGGAGCCAAGCCAAACACTGCTAGCGCTACTTAACCAGATCACCACTGAAGGGCGTCGTTTAGGCGCAATTAGTGACATGAACATTTCCGACATGTCTGCTAATGCCCCAGTGGGCACTACACTGGCTTTGTTAGAGCGAACTCTTAAACCAATGGCAGCAGTGCAGGCCCGTGTCCATTATGCCATGAAGTTAGAGTTTAAGATGCTAAAAGCTATCATGGCGGAAGAAGCCCCCACTGAGTACGAGTATCAGCCATTTAGGGGAGAAGTATCAGCCAGACAGTCGGATTACGCTCTTGTCGATGTGATCCCTGTAAGTGACCCGAATAGTTCAACAATGGCGCAGCGAGTAGTGCAGTACCAAGCAGTGTTGCAGATGTCGCAACAAGCCCCGCAGATATACAACCTACCCCAGCTACACCGCCAGATGATTGAAGTACTTGGCGTCAAGAACGCTGACAAGTTGGTGCCCACAGAAGACGACGCTAAACCAACTGATCCAGTTAGCGAGAATATGAACGTGCTAACAGGTACCCCAGTGAAAGCGTTCCTGATACAAGACCACGAGGCACATATTGTGACTCACCAGTCGTTCATGAAAGACCCTATGATTGCGGGGGCTATTGGTCAGAATCCACAGGCACAGCAGATGATGGCCGCGCTCAATGCCCACATTGCTGAACACCTTGGGTTTAGATACCGCGCTCAGTTGCAGGAGAAACTTGGAGTCGAGCTACCACCACCTAATGCAGAGCTGCCAGAAGATATTGAAGTACATCTGGCAAGCCTTATTGCTGAAGGGGCCAAGCAGTTAACCGCTCAACATGAGCAAGAAGCTGCCCAGCAAGCTGCTCAACAACAACAGCAAGATCCTGTGTTCCAGATGCAGCAAGCAGAGTTGCAAGTTAAACAGCAAGATGTACAACGCAAAGCTCAGAAAGATCAAGCTGATATGCAAATCAAGCAAGGCGAACTTCAGCGGAAAATGCAGAAAGATCAGATTGATGCCTCAATTGATATGGAGCAGATTGCTATAGCTAAACAAGAGCTAGAGATAGACGCTCAGAAAGCTGGCGCAAAGCTAGCCGCTGATAGAAGAACAGCCAATACTAGGCTCGACCTAGACCTTATGAAAACTCAAAGTGAGGCTGCTAGCAAACTTAACAAGGAATAATTATGGCTACTACCGTCCTAGACGTGCTTAGAAACAAAATCGAAGAGGATATCTCTTCTGCTCAGAAACATCTTGGTGGCGGTGCGGCGAAAGACTACGCACACTACCGAGAAGTAGTTGGTTTGATTCGGGGTCTCGAAACCAATTTGATGTACATAGCAGACCTCTCGCGTAACAATATGGAAAACGACAATGACTAAAGTAGTACAGATTACAGAACAAGAGTTAGAGGCCCAACTACCAAAGCCTGTGGGATATAGGGTTTTAGTAGCTTTACCCAAGGTTGAAGATACTTACGGGGATAGCGGAATCTTAAAGTCTAGTAAGGACATGCAGCACGAGCACATCCTGTCTATTATTGGGCTTGTGTTAGATATGGGCGACAATGCTTACTCTGACAAAGAGCGTTTTCCTACGGGGCCGTGGTGTAAAACAGGCGACTACGTAATGTTTCGCATGAACACAGGAACACGTTTTAAAGTTGATGGCGTTGAGTATCGGCTTATGAACGACGATTCTATTGAAGCAGTAGTAAGCGACCCCCGTGGCGTGTCACGAGCGTAAGGAGTAGTAATATGGGATTTCAAAAAGTAGAGTATTCATTGCCTCATGAACAAGAAGACGACGACGATTTAGAGATAGAAAGTTCTAGTGCAATAGAAATTGATCTATCTGGGAAAGCAAAACCCCAAAAAGTAGAAGAAGAAACAGACTCAGAAGTTGACATCGAGGTTGTAGACGATACCCCTAAAGAAGACAGGAATCGTAGACCTTCTACTCCTCCAGAAGAAGTTACAGATGAAGAACTTGGAGAATATTCAGAAAAAGTCCGTAAGCGTATACAGCACTTTAGCAAAGGCTATCACGACGAGCGCCGGGCAAAAGAACAAGCTCACCGAGAACGCCAAGAATTAGAGTCTTTTGCTAGAACCCTTGTAGAGGAAAATAACAAACTAAAGGGGGACGTAGGTAAAAATAGGGCTGAATTACTAGAGCAAGCAAAGAAAAACTCAGCCATAGAAGTCCTCACTGCAAAACGGGCATACAAACTAGCGTATGAAGCTGGAGACGCAGATAAACTACTGGACGCGCAAGACAGGCTAACTTCTGCCAAAATAAAAGTAGATAAACTAGCTAATTATGAACAGGAGTCTTTACAAGTTGCTGAAGTTCCTGTACAAATGCCCCAAGAGACCCGGCAAGTTACGGATCATCGGGCTGTAGAGTGGGCCGCAGACAACAGTTGGTTTGGCTCCGACGATGAAATGACAGCTTATGCTATGGGTGTCCATAGTAAACTTGTTAAACAAGGAGTGGACACATCAAGTGATACTTACTACGAGGCTATTAACGCCCGTATGCGAAATACCTTTCCCGAAGAATTTGGGGAAACTGAAGAGCAAGGGACTAAAACAAGTAGACGACAGTCAAATGTGGTTGCTCCCGCTACGCGGAGCACAGCGCCCAAAAAGGTGCGACTAACGCAAACACAAGTGGCTATCGCTAAAAAACTTGGAGTACCGCTCGAACTATACGCCCAAAAGGTTGCTGAAGAGATGAGGAAAGTATAATGGCTGAAAATAGACTTAACCGAGAACTAGAAACCCGTGAAAAAACGGTTCGTAAGACAGCTTGGACTAGGCCGGAGGTTTTACCTTCCCCCCATCCCGAGCCGGGCTACGCATTTCGCTGGATTCGTATAAGTGCTCAAGGAAACGTCGATGCCACTAATGTTTCTTCTAAGATACGTGAGGGTTGGGAGCCTGTCAAGGCAACAGATCACCCCGAGATTACGCTTGTCACTATTGAAAACGAAAGGTTCAAAGACAACGTAGTTATTGGAGGTTTGTTACTTTGTAAAGCACCGGATGAGATGGTTGAACAACGTAATGAGTATTACACCCAGCAAAGTCGGGCACAGATGAACTCTGTGGACAACAACCTTATGCGAGAAAATGATCCACGTATGCCGCTGTTTAATGAGCGGAAAACGAATGTTACCTTTGGTAAAGGTACATAAACTAAATCTATTTGGAGTAATTCAAAATGGCTACTACTGCCGCACCATACGGGCTACGTCCCGTAAAACGTGCTGATGGCCTGCCCTACGCAGGTGCTACTACTCAGTACTTGATTGACCCCGCTGGAGAAGGTACTAACCTTTTCAACGGCCAAGTTGTTCATATCGGTGCCGATGGTTACATCGCACTGAGTACAGCGACTGGCTCTGATG